ATCACGCGAGCGCGTGTTGATGTACCCGGACAGCCCAACCCAGGATCAGCGCCATGAACGCATCCCAATACTGCCTGGTCAAGGGGAAGACTCTGTCCCTCAAAGACATGCCAAGGGTGAAAGTCGCCGGCCCCGCAAGGGAGCCAAGCCACGTTGAAATGATGACCGGGGCCATGGATGTTCTAATAAAATTAAACGAGCATCACGACAAGTCGAACGGGATTTAGTATGAGTATCTGCAAAAGAACAGGACGACAACAAACCACGCATTGATGCGATCGATCGAATATCTAAAAAACGCAAGGCTAATAATTGAATATAAAAACATTAACACAAGAACGCCATATGTCAGGATGGGAATATCATGCGAGGCACACCTGGACACGCTGCGCGCAATCCACGCAACGAGGTCAGCCATTGAACCATTGATGAGAGGCACGGAAAAAATGAGACAATTTGCAATGGTATTGAGAGAGATATTAAGTTGCTTGATTGATGATTTTTATTTATTCTTGGAAGCGTCGGCAAAATGCCCTTGAAAGACCGGACGAGAGAAGTCGAGGCGAACCGCCGCCGGCGCGCGGGTGCGCGGGACATCGGGGCGGTGCCGCCGGTTCGTCATCCGTCGATCAAGCGACGGCTCAAGGGTGACCTGCTCGGGTTCCTGCGGCGGTACTTCGCCCATCGATTCCCGCTGCCCTTCTCGCGGGATCACCTGGGATTGATCGCCAGCCTCCAGGGGATCATCCGGCATGGTGGGCTGCGCGCCCTGGCCATGCCGCGCGGCAGTGGCAAGACGACGATCCTCGAAGCGGCGGCCCTGTGGGCGTTGCTGTACGGGCACCGCCAGTTCCTGTTCATCGTAGCCGCGACCGGGAAGGACGCGCGCAAGATCCTGGCGAACATCCAAGCTGAGCTGCAGTTCAACGATGCGCTGCATGAAGACTACCCGGAGGCGACGCATGCGGTGCGCGCGCTCGGGGGCGTGTCGCGGCGGGCCGAGGCGCAGACCTGCGACGGCGCACCGACTCATCTCGTCTGGACCCGCGACGCGGTGCGCCTGCCGGCGACCGCCGCCGGCGGTGGGTCGGTGATCGCTATCGCCGGCATGACGGGTGCGATCCGTGGCGCGAAGCAACCGCTCGCCGATGGCCGCCAGGTGCGGCCGGACCTCTGCCTGGTCGACGACTTCCAGACGCGCGCGAGCGCCAAGAGCGCCAGCCAAGTCCGGTCCCGGCTCGACATCCTGGCCGGCGACGTGCTCGGCCTGGCCGGTCCCGGGAAGCGGGTCGCCTGCCTGTGCGCCTGCACGATCATACTCCGGGGGGACGGCGCGGATCAGTTGCTCGACCGCAAGGCGCGGCCGGAATGGCAGGGCACGACCGCGCGGCTCATGAACTCCATGCCCGCGCCATCGGCGCAAGCGCATTGGGACAAGTACGAGGAAATCTACAAGGAGGACTTGCGCCGCGATGACCTGCCGCAGGAACGGCGGATGGAGCGCGCGACGACCTACTACCGCGCGCACCGCGCCGCAATGGACGCCGGCGCCGATCCTGCCTGGCCCGAGCGATTCGCGGAGGGCGAAGCGTCCGCGATTCAGCACGCCATGAACCTCCGCATCGAACGCGGGGACGCGGCGTTCTTCGCAGAGTTTCAGAATCAACCCAAGGATGCGGACGCGGCCGAGGTCACACCCTACACGGTCGACACCATCGCGGCGCGCCTCAACCGCTTGCCCCCGGGCATCGTGCCATCGGGCGCGCGCGAGTTGGTCGCGTTCGTCGACGTCGGCGAGGGCTGTCTGTGGTGGAGCGTCGCGGCGTTCGCCGATGGCTTCGCCGGCGACCTCGTCGCCTATGGCGCCTACCCCGACCCGGCCCGCCGGCAGTTCTTCAAGGTCGAGATGGCCGGCGCGCTCAAGCGAGCGCACCCGACCGGCAGCATGCAGGCGACATGGTTCGCGGCCCTGTCCGCGCTGTGCGCCAAGATGCTGGACCCGGACTGGATGGACGAAGACGGGACGCCCCATCGCATAAGCCTGTGTTTGATTGATGCCGGATATGGAGAATCGACCGACACCGTGTTCGATTTCTGCAAGCGGTCGCCCTGGAAAGATCGGCTCATGCCATCGCGTGGCGTCGGCATCGGCGCGAAGAAGGCGGCCATGGCCGACTGGAAGAAGTCGCCCGGCGAGCGCATCGGGACGGACTGGCGGATCCGGCGCAACGCCGCGCGCAGGCAGCTCGAAGTGATGATCGGCACCAACTTCTGGAAGTCGTTCGTCGCTGCGCGCCTGGCCGCGCCGATGGGTGGGCCGGGGTGTCTGCGCCTGTGCGGCAGCGATCCAGCCATGCACGAAATGATCGCACGCCACCTGACGGCAGAGAAGCGGGTGCCGGTGTCAGCCATGGGCCGCACCGTCGACGAATGGCTGCCCAAGCCCGGCCAGGATAACGACCTCTTCGACACGGTCGTCGGCTGTCACGTCGCGGCATCGATTCGCGGTATTGGCTTTGATCCCGGCCGCCCAACGGGGGAGGCGCCGCGCCGGGTGTCACTGGCCGCGCTCCAGAAGGCCGCGCGCGAAGGCCGCAAGGGCTAGCCGAGTTTCGGAGGCGTGCGCGCCAGGTAGGACCGCAGACATTCCGCCATAGCCCAGGGGATCGCGCGCTCGGCGGCCAGCCAGGCGCGCACGGTGCGCGGCGCTATGTGGAGCAATCGGGCGGCGGCGCCCTGGGTCATGCCTGCGCCTTCGATCATGGCGCGCAGGTATTCGGGGGTGACGGGATCGGGGGCGGGCTTGCTCATGTGCGAACCTTGGGTGGACGGCCGAGATTGCGCGCGGCCGAGGCTGCCGCCCGCTCACGATCCGTTGAGGATGCGGCGGCGCGCTGCCTGGCCGACATGCGGCTCCACACCGACCGCCGGGCGGGTGTGGTTGGGGCGGTGTTCATGGCGCCAACTTCTCCAGCGCCAGGGCGCAGCCGTCGCGCATGGTCTGCATGTGGCGCTGGACGGCCAGCTCGAACGGCAGCCCCTTCTCCATCCAGAAGGCCACGCACCCGAGGAACGACAGGGAGTCTTCGTAGCTGACGCCCATATCCTTGGCGATTATGCGGACCTTGGACTCGGGGGACATGGGGAAGGCGATGGTGGCGGCGGTGCTCATGGTTGGGAGCATAGGCACATCGTGCCTATGTCAAGCGCGGGTTTCCGGGGCGACGGCGGAAGGCCCCGGGCATCGATTCGGTGCCCGGTTGCCCCTTGTGAGGCCGAACGCGCCCGGCATAGCCTCGGGCCATGTCTGATCCCGTGGACCTCTCACAGGCGATTGCCGACGCCGCCGCGCTCCCCAAGAGCGCGACGGGGGACAACGGATCCGCGACCCAGCACGACCTCGGCCAGCTCATCGCCGCCGACCGCTACCTGGCCGAGAAGGCGAAGCGGGGCGTCGGCTTCCGGCTGCGCAAGATCGTGGCCGGGGGTGCGCGGTGAGTGCTCGCCTGGCGAAGCGATCGACCGCTGGGCGGGCGCACGCGGCACGCGGCGGCAAGAGCAAGTCGGCGGCGCCATCGCGCAAGGCCGGCGACACGCCGAACGGGTTCAGTCTGCGCGACATGCAGGCCGCCGTCGCCCTGGCGACCTCGCGCATGCGCGCCCGCTTCGACGCGGCCGAGACGACCGACGACAACCGCAAGCATTGGGCGCCGGCGGACGGCCTGTCCGCCGACATGGCCGCCTCCCCGGGCGTGCGGCGCATCCTGCGCAACCGCTGCCGGTACGAAGTCGCGAACAATACCTATGCGTTCGGCATGGCCGACACGCTGGCGAACGACTGCGTCGGCACCGGGCCGCGTCTCCAGTTGACCGGCCTCGACCGCAAGGCCGCCCGGTACATCGAGCGCGAGTTCAAGAAGTGGTCGAAGGCTGTCGGCCTGGCCGAGAAGTTGCGCACCATGCGCCGCGCTCGGGTCGTCGATGGCGAGGCGTTCGGCCTGTTCATCAACAACCCGCAGCTCTCGACCCGCGTCCGCCTGGACATCCGGCTGCTGGAGGCCGAGCAATGCGCGTCCTCTGCCGCCGCGCTGCCGCTTCCGCAGTCGGTCGACGGCATCCGGTACGATGCGGCCGGCAATGCGTCGGTGTATGAAATCCTGCCCGAGCACCCGGGCGGCCGCGCCTACACCACGCTGCTACCGATCGCGGTCGACGCCTCCAAGGTGCTGCATTTCTTCGTCGCGCAGCGTCCTGGCCAGCGTCGCGGGATTCCCGAGCTGACCCCGGCGTTGCCCCTCTTCGCGCAGTTGCGCCGCTGGACACTGTCGGTCCTCGCCGCTGCCGAGACGGCCGCCGACCTGGCCGGCATCATCCAGACGCAGGGCGCGCCCGAGGGCGGCGAAGTCGAAGCCGCCGCCGCCTTCGAGCGTGTCGAGTTCGAGCGTCGCGCGCTCATGACGTTGCCCGAGGGCTACGCGGTTTCGCAGCTCAAGGCCGAGCAGCCGACCTCGACATACAAAGAGGTCAAGCGCGAAATCCTGAACGAAATCGCACGGAGTGTGCAGGTCCCGTTCAACGTCGCCGCCGGCAATTCGGCGGACTACAATTATTCAAGCGGGCGCCTGGATTTCCAAATCTATGAGCGCGCGGTCATGATCGACCGCGAACGCATGGAGACGCAAATCCTTGAGCGCGTCTTCGCTGAATGGGTGCGCGAAGCGGTCCTCATTGAGGACTACCTGCCGCAGCCGCTGCGCCTGACGTCGACCGATTGGTCGCATGCGTGGTACTGGCCGGGCTTCGCCCATATCGATCCCAAGAATGAGGCCGAGGCCCAAGAGGTCCGCCTGCGCACCAAGACCACCACGCTCGCCGATGAGTGGGCGCGTGAGGGTGAGGATTGGGAAGAGAAGCTCGAAGCCATCGCCAGGATTGAACAGCGGCAGCGCGAGTTGGCGATCCAGTACGGCAATGCCGTGATGGAAGACCCGGTCCAATTCCTGACCGCTGCCGCCGGCATCCTGGCCCAGGTGAAGGCCGGCGCCGTCGACCCCGAGAGTGCGCGCACCGTGCTTGGCATGGCCTTCCCATCGTATGTCGCGCGCATTGCCACCCTCTTCCCGGTCGCGGGTGTGCAGCCGCAACCCCAACCGCAGTCGGCGGCAGCATGAGCGACCTCATCGACACCCTGGCCCGTGCAATGCAGGTTCCGCCGCGCATCCTGCGCGCAGGCGCGAGCATCGTCGGCGATCAACTGCGCCTGACCGGCGCCGTGACGCTGCGCGCCGCAGCCGCCGGCGAGACAGGCGCGCGCCGCTTCCAGATGGACGCCTACAACGGCGGCCCGATGCGGTTCCCGTGGTGCGACATCCCGGTCGTGGTGGACATCGTCGGTATCGACTTGACCGACAAGTCGCGCCCGATCCTCAAGGAACACGACCCGCTGCAGATCGTCGGCCATTCGACCGCGATCACCAAAGTGGACGGCGGCGCGCGGCTGTCGGTCGATGGCGTCGTCAGTGGCGCCGGCGATGCGGCGGCCGAGGTCGTCGCCTCTGCCGATCGCGGCTTCCCGTGGCAGGCGTCGATCGGGATCGCCATGGGTCAGCGCGAAGAGATCGCGCCAGGCCAACCGGTCACCGTGAACGGCCAGACCTTCACGGGTCCGCTTCTCATCGTGCGCACGTCGCGCATGGAAGAAACCTCATTCGTCGCACTCGGCGCCGATGACTCCACAGCGGCCCGCATGGTCGCAGCCCTCCAACCCAAGGAATCCCACATGGATTTCACCGCATGGCTCCAGAAGCTGGGCTTCGACCCGGCCACCCTCTCCACCGAACAGACGGCCGCGCTCCAGAAGGCATACGATGCCGAGATGGTCGCCGCCAAGGCCAGCGCCGACAAGGCCGGCGACGCCCAGGCCAAGGCCAGCGCCGCCGCCGACAGCCTGCGCGCCGCCCTGGTCAAGGTCGCCCAGCTCCAGGCCAAGGCGAAGGCCGACCCCAAGCCCGACGCCGGCGGAATCCCGGCCGACCTCCAGGCCGCCCGCAAGGCCGCCGCCGATGAGACGCGCCGCGTCGCGGAAATCCGCAAGCTCTGCGCCGGCAAGAATGACGCCATCGAAGCGCAGGCCATCGAAGAGGGATGGACCCGCGACACCTGCGAACTCGCGGTCCTGCGCGCCAGCCGCGCCCAGGCCCCGGCCATCCACGCCCGCGACGGCGGCGGCAACGTGACGACCGACCTTCTCCAGGTCGCCGTCCTCCAGGCGACCAAGGCCAAAGACCTGGAGAAGCTCTATAAGCCCGAGGTCCTCGAAGCCGCCCACCAGCGGTTCCGGGGTCGCATCGGCTTGCAGGAACTGCTGCTCGAAGCCGCCCACGCCAACGGCTACCACGGCCGCAGCTTCCGGGGCGATCATGCCGGCGTGCTGCGCGCCGCGTTCGGCCAGCTCCAGGCCGGCTTCTCGACCGTCGACACCCCCGGCATCCTGTCGACCGTCGCCAACAAGTTCCTGCTCGACGGCTTCCAGTCGGTCGAAGACGTCTGGCGCAAGATCGCGGCCGTCCGCCCCGTGTCCGACTTCAAGCAGGTCACGTCGTACCGCCTGACCGGCGTCACGCAGTACGAGAAGGTCGGCCCGACTGGCGAAATCAAGGCCGGCGCCCTGTCGGAAGAGAGCTACACCAACAAGGCCGACACCTACGGGAAGCTCTTTGGCATCTCCCGCCGGGACATGATCAACGACGACCTCGGCGCTCTGAGCAACGTCCCCAAGATGCTGGGCCGTGGCGCTGGCCTCAAGCTGAATGACGTCTTCTGGACGGAGTTCATGGCCAACGCGGGCACGTTCTACACGTCCGGCCGAAAGAACTACCAGAGCGGCGCCGGCACCGCCCTCTCGATCACGTCGTTGACCGCTGCCGTCCAGTTGTTCCGGGATCAGGTCGACGCGGAGAACAAGCCGCTCGGCGTCGCCCCGGCCCTGTTGATCGTCCCGACCGCGCTGGAGGTCATCGCCTTCAACCTGTTCAACGGCGCGCAGCTCGTCGTCGGATCGCTCGGCTCGACCTCCAGCAAGGCGACCGAACCGAACCTCAACCCGCACGCTCGCAAGTACGAGCCGGTGACCTCGGCCTACCTGGGCAACACCGCGTACATCGGCAGCAGCACCACCGCGTGGTATCTCGTCGCCAACCCGGCCGACCTGCCGCTGATCGAGGTCGCCTTCCTGAATGGCCAGGAGTCGCCGACGATCGAACAGGCCGACGCGGACTTCTCCACGCTCGGCATCCAGATGCGCGGCTTCCATGATTTCGGCGTCGCGAAGCAGGACTACCGCGCTGCGGTGAAGTCGGCCGGCGCCTGACGATCCGCCCGCCCGGCCGCCGCGCGCGCGCCGGGCGGGCACCCCCTCAACCGACAACCTACCCCCAACCTTCCAGGAATATACCATGGCCGAAGCCCTCTTCATCCAGGACGAGTGCGATCCCGACTACACGCCGGGCACCGCCACCGTCGCCGGAACCATCATCCTTCACAGCAGCGGCAAGGCTGCCGTCATCCTCGCTGGCCTCGCCGCTGGCGAGCTGGGCGCCGCCATCCGCGAGGGCATCTTCGATGTTCTCGCCGCCAGCGGCACCACCTTTGCGGACGGTGAGTCCGTGTGGTGGGACGACACGAACAACCTCGCGGTCAACGCCGGCAACGCCAATGCGACCTTCCGCGTCGGCCTGGCCGTGCGCGCCAAGGTCAGCGGCGAGACGGTCGTCCGCCTGTCGCTGAACGAAAGTGACCGCGACGCGCTGAACATCACCACGCTTGCCGATAGCGCGGCGGTGACCAACACCGTAGCCGAGACGATCGCCGGAACCTTCACCATCCCGGCAAACACCCTCAAGCCTGGCATGGTCCTGGACTTCCTGGCGGCCATCATCGCCGCCGCGACGAACTCGACCGACACCTTCCGGGGTCGCGTCCGCATCGGTGGCGTGTCCGGCACGGTCCTCGCTGACACGACCGCGATCGACCTGGCCAACGGTGACACTGGCGTGATGCATGGCCAGATCACCGTCCGCGCCGTTGGCGTCTCGGGCAGCATCGCGGCCAGCTCGCAGTCGGTCCTCAAGACCACCGCGAACCCGGTCGCCATCGGCGCCACCACCCTGGATACCACGGTCGCGCAGACCCTGGTCGTGACCATCCAGGAATCGGTCGCCAGCGCCGGCAACAGCGCGGTGTGCTCGCAGTTCAACGTCGCGGCCCGCTGAGCCGCCATGCCGTCCGCCTTCGCATCCGCGTTCAACTCCGGGGCACGCGCCCTGTTGTGGAAGGCGCATGCGGAGGCGGTGACCATCCGCCTGGATGGCAAGACAGATGCGACGATCCAGGGCATCTGGAAGCGCGTCCAGGCGGAAGGCGCGCAGGAACCGGACGGCGCCGGCCTGACGACCTACACAGGGCTGGCCCTGTTCGTGGTCAAACGGGACGACCTGCCCGAGCTGCCCGACGACCGGACGACGATCATCCGCGAGGGCGAAACCTGGCACGTCAGGTACACCGAACCGCAAGACGCTTGGACCTACATCCTCCACCTGTCGCGCCGCAAGGCCGACGACCGCCCAACCCGCTGACCCATGGCCATATCCCCGACCGGACCCCTTGCCGCACCGCTGGCGGCCCTCCGCCAGATGATCGCGGCATCCGCTGCGTTCCAGGCGTGGGTCGGCGTCACTGGTCAACCGGATGCCCTGGCGCGGTCGCTTGAGCGCGTTCACCTGCTGACCAATCCCAGCGACGCGGACCGGCCGTTCGCGATCATCGACTTCGTCGACCTCGCCCGCGAGCGGGACCGGGTCATCAACGGCCGGACGTTCCAGCTCCGGTCAGGGTCTAGCCTGGTTGTTTGGTTCCGCGCCGACGCTGGCGCAGGACTGGATGAGCCGGACGCCTCCATCGATTTCTGCAACCACCTGGGCGCCGTATGGGAAGACCTGGAGCGAGGCGCCGGCGTGACGACTGATCCGGCCAACCCGACCGCGCTCGCTATCAACCTCATTGAGTTGGCCATCTCGCCGACCCGCGTCGAGGCCGAGAAGCGTCGTCGATCCGGCGACTACTTCGAGGCTGCCCTCACCGTCTCTATGACACGGCGGGCCGCATGAACAACGTCGTCGAACTGGAAGGGCGGCGCGAATTGCTGGCGCAGATGCAGCGGCTTGGCGGCCCACGCATGCGCGCCCTCGCGCGCCGGGTCACCGCCGACGCCATGCGCCCTGTGATCGCCACCGCCCGCGAGCGCGCGCCGGTCGCAAGCGGTCGCCTGCGCGCCAGCCTCGGCCAGCTATCGACGGTCAACCGTCGCGGCGATGCGTTTACGAATCGAGTCGGCACCCGCCGGGATTTCGTGTATCGCAACGTTGCCGGCCAGAAGGTGGTCAGCGGACGCGGCAAGATCCGCGACCGCGCCATCGCCAAGGGCATCGCCCAGGATCGGCGCACCGCCCAGCAGTATGGGCGCGTGATCGAGTTCGGCGTCGATCGCGGCGGACGCATCCGCCGGCGCGCCGGCCCTGCCCGCTTCCTCGAAGGCTCCATCCAGCAGCACCGCGCGGCGATCATCGCCGGCGTCTCCAGCGGACTGCGTACCTACCTCTCGAAACCCTGAAAGGCCACCATGCCCACCATCGCACTCGAAGGCACCGGCGCGTCCATCGCCTTCGCGAACTCCAGCTTCACCTCTGACCTCATCTCGTTGACCCTGCCTGAGAAGGCGCGCGAGGTCATCGAGACGACCCATCTCGGGACGACCGGCGCGAAGACCTACAAGCCGGCCAAGTTGAAGAACATCGGCACCATGTCGGCCGAGTTCGACCACAACCCGGAAGCCGTCGACCTGACCAGCAAGGACCCCGAGCAGATCACCATCTCGTACCCCTTGCAGGCTGGCCAGACCACGCCGACGAAGCTGGTCTTCAATGGCTTCGTCACCCAACAGGGCGGCGAAGAGTTCAAGGTCGACGCTCGCATGACGACCAAGGTCACGATCCAGGTCAATGGCGACGTGAACGTCGTTGCTGCGACCTGAGAGCCGCCGCGCTGAACCCGCACCCACCCTTCCAACCAGGACCACAATCCCATGGCAGACCTCGTCATCACGGCAACCCAGGTGCTCCCCGGGTCCGAATCCGCAACCCCGGTTGGCGCGCAGTTCGAGTATGGACTCGCCGGCGCCACCATCACCGCAGGACAGCCGGTCTACCTCGACTCGGCTTCCGGGACGTACAAGCTCGCCGACAACAACGACACCCTGGCGGCTGTCGCAGTCGTGCGCGGCATCGCTCTGAACGGCGCCGCCGCCGGTCAGCCGCTCAAGATCCAGACCCGTGGCCCGGTCACCCTGGGCGCCGGCTCTGCGATGACCGCCGGCCTCGTCTACGTTCTCAGCGCGACCGCCGGCGGCATCGCCCCGAACGCCGACCTCGTCAGCGGTAACCGCGTGACGATCCTCGGCGTTGCTGAATCGGCCAGCGTGCTGCGGCTCACCATCAACGCGACGGGCATCGTCAAGTGACCGCCCGCGACCGCATCCTGGCCGCCCTGGAGAAGTTCGCCCCGACTCCGGTCGAGGTGCCCGAGTTGGGGGGGGTGGTCTACGTCCGCCCCTTGTCGGTCCTGGGCATGGGCAAGATCGCCCGCCGCACCGGCGATGCCGCCGCCGCCGTTGCTGCCGCCAAGGCAGCGGCAGCGGCGAAGCCAGAAGACGCGGAGCTGCAGGCCGCCGCCCGCGCTGCCGACAACGCCCTCGCGGACGCGCACGCGCGGAGCACGATCGACATGCTGGCGGACTGCCTGGTTGACGAACACGGAAAGCCCATGTTCGTCGGCGAGGATGATATCGCGCGCCTGAGTCAGATTCCCGGGATGATCGTCGACCGTCTGATGGTCGTCATCCAGAAATCCTACGCGCTCGACTCCAGCGGCCACCTGGGCGCATCGGGAAACTGACGAGCGACCCGTTGTTGCTCATTTGCTTCCGACTGGCGCGCGATGTCGGCTGCACGGTGGGCGAACTCAGTACCCGGCTAACCTGGGCCGAGCTGATGCATTGGGTCGCGTTCTACACCAGGGAGGCAGACCTGGCGCTGCCGAGAGACAAGCGGCCGATCCGACCGACGAACGCGGCCGAGGCAGCCATGGCGCTGGATGGCCTGTTCGGGATGAGGAAGAAACAACGCAAAAAAGAACGGCAATAAATCATGGCAGATGACATCCCGATCCTAGATGCAAACGGCAACACGGTCACCGTCCGCGCGGTTGATGTTGGCGGGAAGAAGATTTCGGTCGGCATCCTGTCGAAGGCCGATGGAACGCTCGTCGATCCCGCCACGTCGGCAGAACAGGCGACGGGCAATGCATCGCTGTCGTCGATCGATGGCAAGCTCACTGGCGCGGCAACGGCCAGCGCCCAGGCCACCGGCAATGCATCGCTGTCTACCCTGGTGACATCGATGGCCGCGCTCGTGGCCGCCGTCGCCACCGAAGCGACGCTGACCGCCATCAACAACAAGATGGCCGCGCTCGTCTCGGGCCGGACGCCTGTCGATGGAAGCGGCGTCGTGCAACCCGTCAGCGCGACGGCCCTGCCGCTGCCGTCCGGCGCCGCGACCGCAGCGCGCCAGGACACGACCAATGCATCCTTGACGACGTTGCTCTCGCAGACCGATGGAATCGAAGGATCGCTTGCGTCCATCGACGGCAAGCTGCCTGCCGGCGGCGCCGCCACGGAAGCAACCCTGTCTACGGCCGCCGCCAAGCTGACGAGCATCGACACGGACCTCGGCGCCTTGGCCGACGCGGCGGCGACCTCTGACGCTGGGTCGTTCTCTCTCATCGCCTTGATGAAGCGGCTTCTCGGCAAGGTGCCGAGCCAGGGCGTTGCCGCTCCATCGGCCTCGCAGCCCGTCACCCTGCCGAACGATGTTGCCGTGGGCGCCGCCGCGTCCATCGCCGCAATCAACACCGACCTGCTCACTGGCAACGCCTCGGGTTGGTACGACGCGGCGAACTTCCACAGCGTCAGCTTTCAGATCATCGGCGGTGCGGGTATCAGTGCCGGCGCGATCATCTTCGAGTGTACCAACGACACGACCGCCGCACCGGCCGGCAACGTCCTGGCGGTTGAGGAAGATACATCGCTGACGCCGACGCCGAACATTGCAGCGGTTACGATTTCAGCATCGACGACGCGCATGTTCCGTGCGCCTGTCCTTGCCCGGTATGTCCGGGTGCGTGCCTCGACCGGATTCGTGGGCGGCACCGTGCAATGCGTCGCCGTCTTCTCACAGTTGCCCTACGTCCGCACGGTTCAGACGGTTCACCAAGCGACGGCCGCGAACTTCAATGCCACCGTCAGCGCGACCAACCTGCAATCGAACGTCAACCAGATCGCTGGCCAGACGCCGCTGAACATCCAGCCCAACGGGTCGACGAACCGCGCCCTGGTCTGTGGCGTGGCCGGTCCGCTCAACAACACCGACTATTCGGCGCAGGCATGGGCCGCCGCGAGCGGATCGGGGGCGACGATCGCGAACGGTGCCGGGCTTGGCGTCGCGACCGCGTTCGACGTCAACCTGACCGCCTGGACGGCCGGCGCGTCAACGGGCCTCGTCGTATTCCTGCAAGAGTCCCCCGACAACGGCACGACGTGGTATGACATTTGGCAATGCGAGACGCTGACCGCCGTCAGCCGAGCACGCATCCCGGCCATCCCGATTGGCGGCCGCAGGCGCATGCGCTGGGTGAATCTGTCTGGCGCTGCCACCACGGCCACCGTCACCGTCACCGCCATGGACTGCTCAGGTTCGTGGGTCAAGCAGGTGCAATGGTTTGATCGCACGGCGAACGTCACCAGCGGCACGGCGGCTTTGGGCA